ATGGTCAGGTCATCTTCAGCTACAAACCCTTGCCCAATGCGGAAAAGCAAATATACGATAAAATCGCCGACATCACCATTTCCATGAAATCCACTGACCATCTGACCATGCCGGAGCTGGTGACCGCCGAATATCCCGTTACCCTATCGGGTAAAGAGCGTGAGCGGTATGACGATTTAAAACAGGACTTGGTGCTGAAATTAGCGGACGGCGATGTCACAGCCGCAAACGCCGCCGCCCTGTCGGGCAAGCTCTGCCAAATGGCAAATGGTGCGGTTTATAGCGATGACGGCATTATCCACCACATACATGACCGCAAGCTGGATGCCCTTGAAGATTTAATCGAAGCAGCGAACGGCAAACCCGTACTTGTGGCGTATTGGTTCAAGCACGATTTGGAACGCATATCGGCGAGGTTGAAAGAGCGCCATATTCCGTTTGCAAAGTTGGACACTTCGGGAAGCATCACGAGCTGGAATGAGGGAGCATGGCCTGTCGCCTTAATCCATCCCGCCTCTGCCGGACATGGGTTGAATCTGCAATCGGGCGGCAGCACGATTATATGGTTCGGGCTGACATGGAGTTTGGAATTATATCAGCAAACCAATGCCCGCCTGTGGCGACAAGGGCAAAACTCCGACACGGTCGTTCTCCACCACATCATCGCCAAAAATACGATTGATGAGCGGGTGATGCAAGCCCTGCGGGACAAGGACAAAACACAAACCGCTTTAATTGACGCGGTAAAAGCAAATTTATAGAGCTAACCTACGGAGTCAATCTTAGGAGTCAATCCGTGCCAATCCGAGTGAAATAATAATCGGAGGTACAGATTATGAATCCTTATGAAAACCTAGCAAATGCCATCATCCTGCTGGCGGTCAAGGATTACAGACAAGCGCTGAAGCTGCTCGGCAAAAACCCGCACAGTCGGTCGGCTATGGCCGCTGTTAATGAAATGGAGCGGTTTTTCCGTTCCGACTGGTACGAAACTCTCACCTTCGTTGATGGTGAGATGCTGATACGAAAGCTGAGAGAGGAGGCAGTTCTATGACGGCAAAAGAATACTTGCGGCAAGCATACCGGCTCAACGAGCTGATTGACTCCCGCATTATGGAGTTGGAGCGCCTGCGTGACTACTCCACAAGACTGACATCCTGCAGCTTTGAGGGTGAGCGCGTCAGCAAGTCACGCAGCACTGAGGCCCCATTCGCAAAGATCATCGAGAAAATTCTTGACTTGGAAAAGGTAATCAACCGTGACATCGACCGCCATGTGGATTTGAAAACGGAAATGAACGCCGCAATCGACCGGGTGTCCAACGTGGATGAGCGCCTGCTTCTCCGTTACCGATACCTCAATAACTATAACTGGGACGAAATCGCACAGCTACTTAATGTTTCCGGACGGACGGTACACAGGATTCACTCCTCCGCCCTTTATAACTTTTCGGTGCCGGTTTAAAGGTTGGCACACTATGGCACGGATTGTCACAGTCAATATAGGTATAATGGTAGTATAGAAAAGTGTATGATGCGAGAGGCCTTGAGGGAGCAGTCCCTCAGGGCTTTTCTCATGTGCGGAAACGGAGGTGAACACCGTGCCATACAAACCAAGGCGCCCGTGCGCTAATCCCGGCTGCAGTCGTCTTGCCATCCAAGGCGGGCAGTACTGCTCCGAGCATCAGAAGATCGCTGACGCTAACTACAAACGATATAAACGTAGTCCCGACTTTAATAAGACCTACGGACGAAGCTGGAAAAGAATAAGAGATAAATATATAAAACAACATCCGCTGTGTGAGATTTGTCTAAAGGAAGGACGGCTGACACCCGTTGACGAGGTGCATCACATCCTGCCCGTCTCCCAGGGTGGCGGGAGCACGCCGGACAATCTCATGTCCCTCTGCCGATCCTGTCACAACAAAATACATTTGGAGCTTGGAGACAGACACACCCACGGGTGACCCGGTGGGGCGTATTTATCTCCGGGTGAAAACATTCTGGACACCGGCGTGGGGCTCCGTGTTGAAAAATGCGCAATCAAACGACCGAATAGCCCCACCCCAGCAGAGTGAGGTGATTATATGGCCAAAGATGGCACCAACAGAGGCGGTGCTCGTGTCGGCGCAGGTGCAAAAAAGAAGCCTCTCGCCGACAAAATATCTGCCGGCAACCCCGGCGGCAGAACGTTAACTGTGATGGAGTTTTCCAACACGGCAAATCTACAAGGCACTGAAATGCCGGAACCAAATAAAATGCTCGAAGCTGTACAAAAGGACGGTAAAGCTCTGGTAGCAGGAGAAATCTACAGAAATACATGGCAGTGGCTGAATGAGCGTGGGTGTGCTGTTCTTGTATCACCGCAGCTATTGGAGCGATACTCCATGAGTGTGGCTCGTTGGATTCAATGTGAAGAAGCGGTTACCGAATATGGTTTTCTGGCAAAGCATCCCACTACAGGCAATGCAATCCAAAGCCCTTATGTGGCGATGGGCCAGAACTACATGAACCAGACAAACCGCCTGTGGATGGAGATATTTCAAATCGTCAAGGAAAACTGTACCGGCGAATACAGCGGAGCCAATCCCCAGGATGATGTGATGGAGCAGCTCTTAACCGCACGCCGGGGCAAGTAGCGTGTTAATGCGGGCATTTATATATGCTTTTGAATTTGTTTGGAGCGGGTATTGTCAGCGGCGACTCGCCGCCCGCCCGGAAAGGAAAATAACATATGATTACTCATAAAACAGCAGAGAGTGTCTGCGCCGGACATCCGGATAAACTATGCGACCTCATCGCCGACAGCATCCTTGATGCCTGTCTGCGCAAAGACAAATCCTCCCGTGTCGCCTGCGAGGTCATGGCGACCAAGGGCAAGATTATCGTTGCGGGCGAGATCACCTGCGACGGCAAAGTCGATATTCGCTGGGAGGTGCGTGAAGTCCTCCGCAAGGTCGGCTACAATCCATGGAAGTTTACGGTTTTCGTATTCGTCCACAAACAGAGCAAGGATATCGACGCCGGAGTGACCACCGCCCTCGAAGCCCGAAACGGCAGTGAGGAACGCTATGCCTCCCTCGGTGCTGGCGACCAGGGCACCGTTTACGGTTATGCCACCAATGAAACCCGTGAGATGATTCCGCTTCCGCTGGTGCTGGCACATAGAATTTGCAAGCGTGTGGACGCTGTCCGCAAGGACAAGATCGTCAAAGGCATTCTGCCGGACGGCAAAGCACAGGTCACGGTTGAATATGAGGATGGTAGACCTAAGCGTGTGAAAACCATTGTGGTCTCCGTTCAACACGATAAGAATAAAACACAGGAACAGCTTTACTCGGACATCAAACAGAATGTGCTCTGGCAGTGCTTTGAGGACTTTCCGTTTGATGATAATACAGAAATCCTCATCAATCCTTCCGGCAGATTTGTCGAGGGTGGTCCTGCCGCTGATACCGGCCTTACGGGCAGAAAGATGATGGTGGATACCTACGGAGGGCTTGCTCTTCACGGCGGCGGAGCATTCAGCGGCAAAGACCCCACCAAGGTCGACCGCAGCGGCGCTTACATGGCGCGGTATATTGCAAAGAACATCGTATGGAGCGACTTGGCTGAAAGATGCGAGGTCGCTCTTTCTTATGCCATCGGCAAGGCGGATCCTGTGGCGGTTGACATCGACGCTTTCGGTACGAGCGCCCTCACCAATGAGGAACTGCGCGAAATCGTGCTGTCCGTGTTCAATCTGCGCCCGGCGGCAATCATTGAAAAGCTGCGGCTGCGTAACGCCATCTACGAGGATACGGCAGTTTACGGACATTTCAATTCCTGTCTGTTCCCGTGGGAGAATTACGATAGGTATGATGAAATCAGGAAGGCGGCGGAGAAATATGCGAATTGATTTCACTTGCGAGGTTTGCGGCATAGCTGGCTCTCGCCACTATGCAAAAGGTAAGATTCCGACCCATTTTTTCTGTTCTATTGCCTGCCAAAATGAGTGGCAAAAATCCCGACAAGACATCGTCGAGAAGAACAAAGACCCCGCATTCCGAAAAAAGGTCAGTGAGGGCCTAAAGCGTCGCAAACAAATACTTGGTGATAACTACCATTCACCACAGGTAAAAGAGAAAATTGGAGCGGCTACATTGGCGCATTGGAAGAATTATGATGAGGCAACGAGGAACAGAATGCTCCAGATACTAAGAAATAATGCTGCAGCAAAACGCACATATGGACACTATGATGCCCGTTGGAATTCCTTGAGTGCTTTGATTCGAAAAGATGGTATCTGTCGGCGGTGTGGGCGAAGAGACAATTTGGCTGTTCATCATATTATTCCACTATCTCAGGGGGGCCGTACGAATATCAATAATCTCGTTACACTTTGTTTTTCCTGCCACAAGATTGTTGAAGACCAAACAAGAAATGTACACAGAATGATTTCTGACTGGCCAGTCGTTCAGCTTTTTGTGAAAGAGAGGTTGCACTGCATATGATTATTGAGAGCAGAAAGCTATCTGAGTTGAATCCGGCGGTTTATAACCCTCGCAAAGAGCTGAAGCCTGGGGACTCTGAATTTGAGAAGCTCAAACATTCAATCGAGAGTTTCGGTTATGTGGAATTGATTGTAGTGAACAATCGAACTGGTAATACAGTAATCTCTGGGCATCAGCGTTTATCTGTGTTGAAGCATTTAGGTTACAACGAAGCTGAATGTGTAATCGTAGATACGGATGCTGAAAGCGAGAAGGCTCTCAATATTGCCATGAACAAAGTGTCCGGCGACTGGGACAAAGACAAGCTGGCACTCCTCATAGCGGATCTGCAAGGTGCAGACTTCGATGTTTCGCTCACGGGTTTCGAACCCGGAGAGATTGATACCCTTTTCAAGGATTCGCTCAAGGATGGCATTAAAGACGACGACTTCAATGTGGATGCCGAGCTGCAGAAGCCAGCCGTCACCAAGCAAGGCGATATTTGGCTGCTAGGCCGGCACAGGTTGGTCTGCGGGGACTCCACCAAAGCCGACACCTTTGCCTCTTTGATGGATGGGAAGCTGGCAAATCTGGTGGTAACCGACCCGCCCTACAACGTCAACTATGAAGGAACAGCAGGCAAAATTAAAAACGATAATATGGGCAATGAAGCGTTCTATGACTTCCTGCTGGCGGCGTTTACGAACACCGAGGCGGCGATGGCACAGGATGCTTCTATTTATGTATTCCATGCCGATACCGAAGGGTTGAACTTCCGCAAAGCGTTCTCAGATGCTGGCTTTCAGCTTTCCGGGTGCTGTATCTGGAAGAAGCCGTCGCTGGTGCTTGGGCGCTCACCCTATCAATGGCAACACGAACCGATTCTTTTTGGCTGGAAGAAAAAGGGCAAACACAACTGGTATACCGACCGCAAGCAGACAACCATCTGGGAGTTTGATAAGCCGAAGAAAAACGCCGACCATCCCACCATGAAGCCGATTGCGCTTGTTGCCTATCCCATTATGAACAGCAGCCTGACCAACTGCATCGTTCTCGACCCCTTCGGTGGCAGCGGATCCACGCTCATCGCCTGCGAACAATCCGACAGGATTTGCTTCACCATTGAGTTGGACGAGAAATACTGCGACGTCATTGTAAAACGGTATATCGAGCAGGTCGGTGGTACAGACGGTGTTTCTGTTATCCGCAACGGCGTCTCGATGAAGTATGCGGAGGTGACCTCCGATGGATAAGCTGACACTCGGCTCTCTCTTCGATGGCTCCGGCGGCTTTCCGCTCGGCGGTCTGCTCTGCGGCATCGAACCGCTCTGGGCTTCGGAGATTGAGCCGTTCCCGATACGGGTCACCACTAAACGGATACCGCAGATGAAGCACTACGGCGATATTTCCAAGCTGAACGGTGCGAATTTGCCGCCGGTGGATATTATAACCTTTGGCTCACCCTGCACCGATATGTCGGTTGCCGGGAAAAGAGCCGGTCTGGACGGAGAACAATCCGTCCTTTTTTATGAAGCAATACGAATTATCAAGGAAATGAGGTGCAAGACCAATGGCAGATATCCAAGATATGCAGTCTGGGAAAATGTCCCCGGCGCATTCAGTTCAAACAAAGGTGCCGACTTTCGGGCAGTCCTCGAAGCAGTCATCGGCGTCAAAAAACCGGGCACCCCAGTGCCTTTACCTGAAAAAGGACGATGGTCTTACGCAGACGTGCTTCTGGGAGACGGATGGAGCGTGGCTTACAGAACTATCGACGCGCAATATTTCGGAGTTCCCCAACGCCGTCGTAGAATCTACCTTGTCGCAGATTTTGCAGGCGGAAGTGCCGGAGAAATACTATTTGAGTCCGAAGGCGTGTCAAGGGATTTTACGCCGTGCGGCAGCCCGTGGAAAGGAACTGCCGGAAATGCTGAGAGTTGCATTGGAAGATCAAGCGGCGGCATAACCTGCCTGAATGACCAGGGCGGTAGCGCGATGTCGGTTTCGGAGGATGTTGCCGCAACGCTTCGTGCCGAGGAACACGGACACCAACCTTGTGTAATGCAATCAAGTGGTTTTTGCACAGAGCACAGTTCAAGGAGCCGAGGTGTCGGTTACGAGGAAGAACGCTCTCCTACGCTCCGTGCGGGGGTAGTTCCGGGAACTGTTCTGTCATTTGAACCGGGAGCAGCTTCTCGTGTCGGCGGACATACTGATGAAAATATCAGCGGTTCGCTTCGTGCAAACATGGGCGATAATCAAACAGCTATCGCAATTGAAAATCACCCCACAGACGGCAGGTGCAGAATTGAGCAGGATGGCAAAGTACAGACGCTGACATCCCGTATGGGAACGGGCGGCATGAACACTCCGCTTGTACTGGATACGCCGAAAACGCTGAAGATTCGTTCCGGCTGCGAGGGTGGCGGCAAAGGAGCTCTGATACAGGAGGACAAATCCGCTACGCTTGGATGCAACAACGACCAGACCGTCTTCGTTCCTACCGCTTACGGCATCTGCTCGGATAAGAGTAATTCCATGCTGTCAGATAACCCGCACAGCGGCATCTACGAAGCGGAAACCTCACGTACCATTGATGCAAATGGTGGAAACCCCGGTTGTAATCAAGGCGGGATTGCTGTGGTAGCTTTGCAAGGCTCGGTGATTGGACGTGAAGATAAGAATGGTCCCCAGGGCAGCGGTGTTGACGAAGATGTCAGTTTTACTCTTAATACAATCGATCGTCATGCTGTTGCCTATACCATGACTACGGGAAGTTTCACTTCGGTTAAAGAAGAAAAATCGCCCACGCTCATGTCTCGGGATTATAAAGACCCTCCTGTGGTCGGACTGCCTGACTACATCGTCCGACGGCTTACACCTACTGAATGCGCCCGGCTTCAAGGCTTCCCGGACGGCTGGTGCGTTGATCTCGGCACGGAGAATCCAACCGAGAATGAAATCATGTTCTGGACTGAGGTCTGGGAAACGCACCGTAAAATCATGGGCACGAGCGTAAAGCCAAAAAGCCGCAGGCAAATTATAAAGTGGCTGCAAAGCCCGCACTCAGATGCCGCCGAATACAAGATGTGGGGTAACGGAGTCGCCCTGCCATGTGTGTGCTTTGTGCTGAAAGGAATCATGGAAAAAGTAAAAGGTGCGGATTAACCGCACCCTTAACTTATATTACTTGCGCGTTGGCTTCACATTGACGTCGGGCTTAATGCCGCCGTCAATCTCACCATGTTCGTTTTCAAAGGATTTTATGTTATCTCGTATCAAAACAAGAATATGGCTGGTGACCGAGCGGCCTTCATATTCAGCCACAAAGCCCAGCTTTTCAAGCATCTCTTCCTCAATCCGAATGGATACACTTTTTACTGCCATGGAGACCCCTCCTTACGGAAACTTAGATATACTGCGCATTTATTTTATAGGTAACTTGTGTTACAATGCCGTAAATGGATATGCAGTATATCTAAAATAAGTTTCTATGAGGGAGAACAATCAGGGATGTCGGAGCCTCGGGGTATTGGGTAAAATATTAAGCTTAAATCTGAGAAAGTACTTGATATCACTGCTCTTTAGAGTGATAGATATACCCACCAAAAAAGAAAGGTGGGCAATTATGATGTATGAAAAACTGAGAAAGGCTGTGGATGATTTTATTACGCAAAGGCTCTGTGATTTAGGGACGGATTCTCCCGCCCCGGTGACTGAAGCGATTACTAACGTGAAGCACTGTTCAGAACGACTGGCGGCTACGTTGACAAAAGGACAGCACGAACTCTGGCTAAGGGTGGAGAATTCGCTCTCTCTGCAGACGGGTGAGGAAATGCGTTATTATTATAAGTCTGGGTTTTACGATGCGATTCATTTTTTGTTGGGGTGGGACAGGATATGAGTGAACCCACAGCTTATTTTGTAAAACTCCCGTTTCGGCTGGAAGATTTGAGTCGACCGCACTACCTTTCCGATAGAAAGCCTTACATAGTTGAAAAAACTATCGTCCTTGCCGCCATCGACTACGGAAACTTCGTGACCGATCTGTGTGTCGACCGATGGTTTATCGAGGACAATGCCAAATTGTGCCGGATAGACAGTGATGGTATTTGGCGCTGCATCCTCGTCACACGCAGAAAGCAATCGGAGGGTGTCCTCGTTATGTCAGACGGTGAGGATTTCCCCTTGTGGGCGGCATACATAAAGATAAGCTGAAGGAATCCGGTACGGGCTCTTTTTGCTGTATGGGAAAGAGTTTTCTTGATATTTGGTACATTTATTATCACATTAAAGCTTGCTATTTAGAGCGTTTAGAGTGATATATGTAATGCGCGGGGCACCCGCCCCTCGGAATCAAGAAAAACGGAGGATGCGAATATGAAGCTCAGTTACAACATAACGGGAGCACAGCGCAAATCGCTGGTGGGGGCAATCAGCACGGCGCTTGACGCCCCAACCAAATACCTTGGAGCCCCAACCTTCGCCTACGAGGTGGGCGGCTATCACATCGACAAGGCCGGCACACTCACGGGCCCCGACAACCTCGACTTGGAGGATGCCCTCCACCAACAGGGATTTGATGTGGATGGCGACACTCGCCACTACGACGAAGCCGACACCTATGAAAGCGGGCTTGGTGGTATGGGTGCGAATCCCGCCTTCGAGGATTTACGGATGGACGGGCGTGAGGAACTGGGGCTTGGGCGTACCCGCCGAGAGGACTTCCAAGGTGAAGACGGGATGCAGTCAAGTGATGTGCCGGAACCCTACGAGGACATCGGACTGGTGATTGAAATGTCGCGCTCCTCCTTTACCGACACGGCACTCGACAACCTCCAGCGGCTGGTCGAAAGTAAAGGCAGCCTCATAAAAAAGGCTCTCGGTACGGAAACGCTCGAACTTGAAATAACAGATGATAAGGTGGGATTTCCATGGTTCGGGGATGGCACCGATCCAGACGCAGTTAAGGCATACACGCATTTTGTCACGGCCCTTTGTGAAATGGCACGGGTACAGAAACGAGTCACCGCCAAAGAAAAAGAAACGGACAACGACAAGTACGCATTCAGATGCTTCCTTCTGCGGTTGGGTTTCATCGGAGCAGCATACAAAGAGGAGCGCAAAATTCTGCTCCGGAATCTGACAGGCAGTTCCGCATTTAAAACTCCGAAAAACGAGGTAGTCGGCGATGAACAATAATTTTCCTTCAAGAGAAACCGTCGAGCATATCCGTAAACAATACCCGGTCGGGTGCCGTGTAGAGCTTCTCCGCATGGACGATCCTCAGGCGCCGCCAATCGGTACAAAGGGAACCGTGCGGTATGTAGACGACATCGGCAGCTTGGGGGTTGCGTGGGACAACGGCAGTTCGCTCCAAGTGGTCTATGGCGAGGATTTATGTCGAAAACTGGAGGAAACCATGTGGAAAGAAGGAAGCCTGAAGATTCACGACAGCGTCTTTCATTACTGGATGAAGCAGTACGGCGAGGGTTCGCAGTTCGGCATCGAGGGCGGCAGAATCAGCAAGCTGATACTCAAACGGAACGGTGCCATCGTGTGCAACTACGACAGGGGCTGGGATGTTGAGCCCTCCGACCCAGACACACAGCTTGCCCTTGAGCTCCTCTTGCACAACGAAAACCACTAAACCTACGCTAATAAAATAGCCGAGGACACCCCGTCAAGGGGCTGTCGCTCGTATAGATAGATTTTGACAGGCTGCCGATGGCGGTCTATTTTTATGCTCGGAAGGAGGCGGTATGATTGCGAAAACTAAAAAGGTATGCGCCAACGAAGTTCAAAGCGTCTGATTCGGTTTACGATAAAGCCGCCGCCGACTATGCCGTGGCCTTTGTCGAAGCACTCGCCCATACCAAAGGCACTTGGGCGGGCAAGACCTTCGAGCTGATTGATTGGCAGGAACAGATTATCCGAGATGTGTTCGGCACCTTGAAACCCAATGGCTACCGCCAGTTCAACACCGCCTATGTGGAAATCCCGAAGAAGATGGGCAAGTCTGAACTTGCGGCCGCTGTCGCACTGCTTCTCACCTGCGGCGACAACGAGGAACGTGCCGAGGTCTACGGCTGTGCCGCAGACCGCAATCAGGCGTCCATCGTTTTCAATGTGGCGGCGGATATGGTGCGACTGTGCCCAGCGCTCTCAAAGCGTGTCAAAATACTGGATGCAACAAAAAGGCTCATTTATCAGCCGACCGGGAGCATTTATCAGGTGTTGTCCGCAGATGTTGGCAACAAGCACGGCTTCAACACCCATGGCGTGGTATTTGATGAATTACACACTCAGCCGAACAGAAAGCTTTTTGATGTCATGACCAAGGGCAGCGGAGATGCAAGAATGCAGCCGCTGTATTTTTTAATCACCACCGCCGGGGACAACCAGAACAGCATCTGCTGGGAGGTACACCAGAAGGCGCTGGATATTATCGACGGCAGAAAAAGCGATCCTACCTTTTACCCGGTCATTTACGGCGCCGACCTGGAGGATGATTGGACAGACCCCAAGGTCTGGAAGAAGGCGAACCCCTCCCTCGGCATCACAGTCGGCATGGATAAGGTCAGGGCAGCTTTTGAATCGGCAAGGCAGAATCCCGCCGAGGAGAACAGCTTCCGGCAGCTTCGGCTGAACCAGTGGGTGAAACAAGCCATCCGCTGGATGCCTATGGATAAATGGGATGCCTGCGCGTTCCCTGTGGATGAAAAGTCGCTCGAAGGTCGTGTCTGTTATGGGGGGCTTGACCTCTCGTCTTCTACGGATATTACCGCCTTTGTGCTTGTTTTTCCTCCTACCGACGAGGATGATAAATACTGCGTTCTGCCGTACTTCTGGATACCGGAGGACAACATCGATTTGCGTGTTCGACGCGACCATGTGCATTATGATCTATGGCAGAAACAGAGCTACCTACTTACCACCGAAGGCAATGTGGTGCATTACGGCTACATTGAAAAGTTCATCGAAGCCCTCGGCGAGAAATATAACATACGTGAGATCGCCTTTGACCGCTGGGGCGCTGTGCAGATGGTGCAGAATCTCGAGGGCATGGGCTTTACAGTCGTCCCTTTCGGTCAGGGTTTTAAGGACATGTCTCCGCCGACCAAGGAACTCATGAAGCTGACGCTGGAGGAGAAAATCGCTCACGGCGGCCATCCGGTACTACGCTGGATGATGGACAATATTTTCATCCGTACAGACCCGGCTGGGAACATAAAACCGGACAAGGAAAAGAGCACCGAGAAAATTGACGGTGCTGTAGCCACCATTATGGCCCTCGACCGGGCGATTCGTTGCGGAAATGATACGAGTGAAAGCGTATATAACACACGTGGATTGCTCGTTTTTTAATTGGAGGTAGATGCCTATGAATATATTTAGCGGACTGTTTCGCTCTCGCGGCAAGCCTAAAAACTTAGGCGGCAGCACTAGCTTTCTCTGGGGCGGTTCATCATCAGGCAAAGTTGTCAACGAGAGAACAGCCATGCAGATGACCGCAGTGTACTCCTGTGTGCGCATACTGGCCGAGGCCATTGCCTGTCTTCCACTTTTTGTCTACCGGTATGGGGATGATGGCAGTAAGGAAAAATGTTTAGAGCACCCCCTGTGGCGGGTTCTGCACGATGAACCAAATCCGGAAATGACCTCGTTTGTATTCCGGGAGACCATGATGAACCACCTGCTGCTGACGGGTAACGCCTATGCACAAATTATCCGCAATGCCCGCGGCGATGTCGTAGCACTCTATCCTCTGATGCCTGACCGTGTAACAGTGGACCGGGACACGCAGGGACGGCTGTATTACCGCTATCGTAAAAGCTGCAGCGATGCGCCTGAAGTCAACCAGAAAAAACCAAATGATGTGATCCTCGCACCAAGCGAGGTGCTGCACGTTCTCGGTTTGGGTTTTGACGGTCTAGTCGGCTATTCACCCATTGCGATGGCAAAAAACGCTGTGGGACTTGCTATTGCGGCAGAGGAATACGGAGCAAAGTTCTTTGCCAACGGCGCAGCGCCAAGCGGCGTATTAGAGCACCCCGGAACATTAAAAGACCCGGAGCGCATAAGAGAAAGCTGGCAGTCTACCTTTGGTGGCAGCGCCAACAGCAATAAAATTGCTGTCCTGGAGGAGGGTCTCAAATACACACCCATCGCCATCTCGCCGGAGCAGGCGCAGTTTTTGGAAACACGAAAGTTTCAAATCAACGAAATCGCCCGCATTTTCCGGGTGCCGCCACATATGCTGGCAGATTTGGAAAAAAGCAGCTTTTCCAATATAGAGCAGCAATCCCTTGAATTTGTGAAATACACTCTTGACCCTTGGGTTATCCGCTGGGAGCAGGCGATGAATAAGTCGCTCCTTCTGGAAAGCGAAAAGAAAAATATGTTCACAAAGTTTAATGTGGACGGGCTCCTGCGCGGTGACTATGTCGGACGCATGAACGGTTATGCCATCGCCAGGCGAAACGGCTGGATGAGTTCAAACGATATCCGTGAGCTTGAAAACTTGGATCGTATTCCGGAGGAACTCGGAGGTGATCTCTATCTTATCAATGGCGCTATGACAAAGCTGCAGGACGCCGGCGTCTTTGCAAAACAGACACGGTCTGCACCTACAGTAACAGTAAAGGAGGACGATAATAATGGAACAAATAGCGCGGGCAGAAATGCACCAACCCACTCAAAGTAACATGCGCGATTTGCCAGCGGGTGCCACCCGCAAGTTTTGGAGCTGGGCGTGTGATGAGGGTTCCGGCACCCGGACTCTCTATCTCGACGGCGTAATCGCCGAAGAATCCTGGTTTGATGATGATGTCACCCCGAAGGCCTTTAAAGCAGAGCTTTATGCCGGCGAGGGTGACATTGTCATTTGGCTCAACTCCCCCGGCGGGGATTGTATTGCGGCCAGTCAAATCTATGCCATGCTTATGGACTATCGCGGGGACGTGACTGTCAAGATTGACGGCATCGCGGCAAGCGCCGCTTCGGTCATCGCTATGGCAGGTACCAAGGTGCTCATGGCGCCGACAGCTCTCATGATGGTGCACAACCCTTTGACAGTGGCCATCGGAGATAGTGGGGAGATGCAAAAGGCCATCGCCATGTTGGGCGAAGTAAAGGAGAGCATCATCAACGCCTATGAGATCAAGACCGGGCTTTCAAGGGTACGATTGTCTCATCTCATGGATGCGGAGACCTGGCTCAACGCCAATAAGGCTATTGAAATGGGCTTTGCCGATGGGATCTTAGAGGATACAAAGCGAGGCCACCCGGAAGCCATCACATTCGCATTTAGCCGCAGGGCGGTTACCAATTCCCTTATGAGTAAGCTCATACCGAAGCCGGAGTCGAAAGTAAATACCGGCATATCCATTGAAGCGGCCATGCAAAATTTGCAGGCTCGCAAATACATTTGACGGAGGATAT